CTACGCAACACCTCTTTTAGAGACCAATTGGTCCCCTATCCGCTTTAACAGCGGTCCATCCAACATCAGCCCTTATGGGGCCAAGTTGGAAAACAGCGGTCATTTATCTTACGATAATATGACACGTCCCACTTTATAGCTTAACCTTCCCCGAGAGCTTACGCCCTCGGATGGGACACCATAAAGTGCTGCTGCATACATAGTGCGACTATTCCAATGATGCCATGGTAGGAGTTCGGGGATAGGCTTCCAAACTTGGAAGTACCTATATGGACCAGACTGGTCTGGCCCCCGATCCCACTTAAAGCGCCATTGGGTTTCATCGTCATCATGTATGGCAAGGTCCCCTAGCGCAGGAGGACCTCGCAACCGACGGATTTCGTTTGGGAGTTGATCGAGCACGAGCCGCCAGGCCCTGTGCAAGACACCGTCACGACCCATGCCGCGAGGATCGTTAAGACCCTGGCGATATAAGCCGTTTGCCAAACTGATCCAATCTTCCGGACCTTCGGGTGGATTTTCGACATTGTGAGCCCTTACGGGCTTTCCGTTGAAGAAGTCACCACCACACGATTCGCGAAAGTAGCCCGTCAGGAAAGTCTTTTTAGGATTTTCCTTAAAGCCACAATATCGCAAGAGTGCTATCAAGTCCGGAGCCATGTGGGTTGGGACGATAATATCGTCACCAAATACACTAAAATCGACACCGAAATCTCCAGCGCCACAAGCATAAGCTAGGGCAGCAAAGATTAAGGTTTCGAGTTCAAATGTAAACCCATTCCCCATAGAGGAGAACTTCTGGAGGTATACCCATTTACGATTTACTAGTGTAAAAGGTGAACGAAGCATACATAGAAGCTGGAACCATTCAGTTGGCAAGAGAAACTCTACCAACTTCAGGCTGACTGTATCGCTAGCAGAAGAGAGATCAATGGTCGCGAGCTCACCCGTAAGGGATCCATCGCGAGCCATCGTCTGGTGCCAATACTGAGCATGTCGTAGATCTACACCAGCGCGTTTTAAACGCTGTTTTAGAATCTTTCCAACACCTTTTTGTAAAAAGATGTTGGCACTTGGCTCAATACAGATACCTCGGTCAACCAGAGCAGTCTTAGGAACCGTCGTGAGACGATTTCCTTTGACTAATTCCAGATGAAGTCCTCTCGGACCCATACACACACCATGTCTCCACCAAGCTGTTCGCTCGATGAAAGGCAAAAGGGGTTCTAATCCCGGTGTGCAATGGAACTGACTTGAGATTTTATCGGGTATGGTTGTAACCTTGCCCCGATCTAAGTAGGTCGAGCCTGGCCCGAAAGACCCTTCAAGGTCCTCGGGTAAAGGTCCTAATGTACGCGAAATCCAATTTTTCGCGCGATAGAGAAAATCTATCGCACGCATATCCAAATCGACCAGATTATGGTTGTTAAGGATGCGTTGGAAACGTATATTAGTTTTCGCGCAATCATGTTCTGCTTCAAAAAACAGTTCAAGACTGCGTGCCTTCCTTTCTTTAGACGATATCACACTCTCTAAGCGACACTTGCGGAGAAACTCCGTAAGCATATTGTCACGTCGATAATGATCAGCATCTAAATAGTGGGCCGGGTCCGTTCTCAGACTGAGTAACTGACCTAACTCGCCATGCTTCAACAGTAAAGATACCATCAGAGCACGACTTGTTCCTACGCTATGGCACAAAGCCTGTAGCACTTCCCCCAGACCATGGGTAGAAGTATCGGTCTTCATTGGAAAGCCTTTCTTATTGGTTAGCTTTGCTTTTTCGCAACAGCTGGGCCCTTTTGGGGCCTAGCTATTAGCGAGGAGCGTAGCCACCACCAATCGAGGAGACGATCAATGCATGACTCGCGGTACGCAGCGCCACCCTCAGATAATCCTCGGCAAGAGCCGCAGGCATCGTGAGGGGCGAGACAGCCTCAAGCTTCATCGGAACACGGCTGGTGGTGGTAACACCATCAATCGTGGACGTATAGAAGGCATTGAAGGTCAAGATGCTGCGGCGACCCTTCTTGTCTTGCGTATTACGCGAGTCCAAGGTCAGGGTCGTTTGCATTGCCGGCGACTTTGCGTCGTCAGCAACCCGCCACATTGCAGGAACACCATCACCGGCAGCGCCGGTAATGGGAGCGAAGGTAACGTCCTCATTTGCAAGGTTCTTTACCACCACACTAGCCATTGTAGACATAACTAATTTCCTTTTGGGCCACTAGGGCTCCATCAAACTAACCGTTTAAAGATTGGGCTTACACCCACTTGTGACGAAGTCTCTATCGAAGCTTCATCTGCTGTGTGAACAGTGCCAAACTGGTTACTGCTTTCCACGCATCAAATTGCGGTCTTCGAAGTCTGCTATAAAGGCTTGGTATAGGTAAGGAATCGGGCACTTTACGTTCGAAGAATCTCCCCTCGAAAGAGGAAATATCTTCTAAGTAAATATGTCCAATATCCGTCACTATATCCGCGCCATCGTAGGTTTGTCCGATTACGCTTCGCTTCACAGTGATCCGCGGACTAACAATCTCGCAACCCACCTCGTTTGTTAACGAGTTGAGAAATTTGCCGACTGGAACAAACCAGTCAACAACGAAACTGAAAGGAACCGCGTCCCAAGCTACTGCGACTGGGTTGATAAGACCCAGTTGGTTGGCAAGGAACAGTTGAGGATTTGTGATCTTCAACGTCCCAGCGACTCCGACATGCTCTATTTGAGCTGCAGAGCCGCGGTACACAGGCAGAGTAAGGTTTCTACCTATCGCGCCCGCTTTTATAGGGGCACTAGGGAAGTCCCGCTGGAGGATCTCAATCGAGTCATGGATATCCGTGATTAACGGAGTCCAGCCAAAACTGAGTTCTAACCAGCTATTAGAGAGATTGTTCACCACCCCGTTTCTCCTAAGCTTTTTGAGCCTAGGGTCCGCGGGATGAAGAGCAAGGTCCCTTGCAAGTGCGGGTATATTGAACGATCTTAAGTGTTTCCACGCGCTTCCTAGCTGTTTGCAACGAGTTGCAATCATCTCGAGAGATTTGTGGCCTTCCATAAGATTTATCAACCATCCGCACTTATCACCCACCTTCTTCATAAACTTATCATACGCTCGCGCGTACAATAAGCCGTAGGATGACTCCTGGCCGTTTTCAACTAAATTGACTCCAATATTGTATGCATTAAAGCATACAAAAGGGATCAACATAGGATCAACGGTCGGAGATGTCCAACGATATGCATTGAAGGTGTGGGTAAACGCCAAGGGCCTCTTGTAAGGCTTACCCTGACGATACCACACTTTCCTCTCACTACGTCCGTTTTGATGCAAATCAAAAGCATCATTGCGGACTTTGACAAGAGGGCCTGTAATCACTGCTCAACCTCACGGTTGTGAGACAATTTCCGCCTTTTAACGTACTCTTGAAGGCATTGAACCCATCGGTCCAGTTCAGACACGCTCTTGTACCAATAACTTTCGTATTCGCCATCACTGGCAAATGCGTTAAGCTCAGTACGTAAGCTTTCGTCGTCCAAGGACTCTGGTTTCAAATACACCTTCATAGCACCTCCGAGGCTAAGAAACTGTTAGCAGCGAACCGCCAACACGATACCGTTACCCCAAGGGGTTTAAGTATCAGAGAGACAAGTCCACCCGGAAA